CCATGGCATTTCAATTATCCGCTGGGGTAAATGTATCAGAAATTGACCTGACTACAATTGTCCCTTCAGTCGCCACTTCAATTGGCGCATTTGCAGGACCTTTTGCGTGGGGACCAACCAATGAAGTAGTAACTATATCCGATGAAGTTCGTCTTGTTAGTAGATTTGGCAATCCAAACTCCACAAACTATGAATACTGGTTCTCAGCTGCAAATTTCTTAGCATATACAAATAATCTTAAAATTGTTCGTGCTGCTAACACCGCTTATTCTACATTAAATGCATCCGCTAATACAAATGGTGCAATTTTAATTGAAAATGAAGATGATTATCTAGGCAATCACGCAACAGCAAACACAACTAACGGCCCAATGGTCGCCAAGTGTCCTGGTGCTCTTGGTAATTCGTTGCGTATTTCAATGTGCCCAAGTTCACAGGCATTTTCTTCTAATCTAACTGTTACCGATTCGTTAAGAGCTAATGCGGTCAACTACTTGGTAGACAACACCACAGTTATTAATGTTAACGGCACACCAAATGCGGCCGCAAACTTAATTGCTGGTGATTTAATTTCTGTTGATGGGGGTTCATCTTACAATCGTGTTGCCTCAGTAAATGCTACGGCTATTACAGTATCTACCGCTTTGGCAGCAAACATCACAGTTGGTACAGCAGTTCTTCGTAAATGGCAATATGCTGACCAATTCAAAGTTTCTCCAGGCACCTCCGACTATGCTACGAGTAAATCAGGTGCAAATGACGAAATTCATATCATTGTAATTGATGAAGATGGTAATTTTACAGGTACCGCAAACAATGTTGTAGAAAAATGGGCATTTGTATCTAAGGCAGCTGATGCTAAAGATTCTAGTGGCAGTTCAATTTACTATCCAAATGTATTAAATGAACAATCTGAATATGTTTGGTGGACAGGCCATCAACCAGGTGCAACCAATTGGGGTAGCAACGCACAAGGCGTAACATTCAATGAAATCCGTGTACCATTTAGCGCTTCAATGAGCGGTGGTGCAGACGGCACAATCGTAACTGCCAATGTGATTACTGCTTACTCAGAATTTTCAAACGCTGACTCTGTTGATATTTCATTAGTTATTTCTGGTCCTGCTAATCAAGCAATTGTAACAGATTTAATTAGCAATATTGCCGAAGTTCGTAAAGATTGTTTAGTATTTTTATCACCAGAAAAAGCTGATGTAGTAAACAATCCAAGCAATGAAGTTACTGACTCTGTTGCCTATCGTGATTCTTTGACCTCATCTTCTTTTGCAGTTATGGATTCTGGTTGGAAATATCAATACGACAAATACAATGACACATACCGTTATGTTCCATTAAATGGTGACATTGCTGGTCTATGTGCAAGAACAGACCTAGAGCGGGATCCATGGTATTCGCCAGGTGGTCTCAATCGTGGTATTATTAAAAATGTAATTAAGCTCGCATACAACCCAACTAAAACAAACCGTGATGACCTCTATGTAAAAGGCATTAATCCTGTCGTTTCATTCCAAGGTGAAGGCACAGTATTGTTTGGTGATAAGACGATGTTAAGCAAACCATCTGCGTTTGACCGCATCAATGTTCGCCGCTTATTTGTTGTGTTAGAAAAATCAATTGCTCGAGCTGCAAGGTTCTCGCTGTTTGAATTTAATGACCAGTTCACAAGAGCACAGTTTGTAGCACTTGTAGAACCGTTCTTGCGTGATGTCCAAGGTCGCCGTGGTATTACTGACTTCCGTGTTGTTTGTGATGAAACAAATAATACACCAGAAGTTATTGACCGCAACGAATTTGTTGGTGATATTTACATTAAACCTGCTCGTTCTATCAACTTTATTCAACTTAACTTTGTTGCCGTCCGCACAGGTGTTTCGTTTGATGAAGTTGTAGGACAGTTCTAAATAGAGAAACGGGAGAAAAATAAATGGCATTCAATGTAAACGAATTTAGAAGTCAAATGATTGGGGACGGAGCCCGTCCAAATCTATTTGAAGTTTCTATGCCATTTCCTGTGTTCTCTGCACCAGGAAATGCTCAAACAAAATTAACTTATATGTGTAAGACAGCACAGATACCTGGCTCTACGCTAGGTGTCGTGCCTGTTCAATATTTTGGTCGTGAATTGAAATTTGTAGGTAATCGTACCTTTATTGATTGGACAATTACAATTATTAACGATGAAGATTTTGTCGTCCGTAACGCCTTTGAGCGTTGGATGGCAGGTATCAATTCGCATAATTTGAATGTTCGTAATCCAGCTGCGTTAGCGCCACTTGGTTATTCAGTTGATGGCGATGTTACACAATTTGGTAAAAATGGTAACACATTGAAGAAATATAAATTCATAGGCTTATTTCCAACCGATTTGACACCAATTGATGTTGATTGGGGCTCAAACGATACAATTGAAGAATTTACGGTGACTTTAGCATTCCAGTGGTGGGAAGCCTTAGAATACGGTGTAGTGTAAAAGAAGGGCTTCGGCCTTTCTTTCTTTTTAGGATGATATATTAATGGCAATAAAACTATTTGGTTTTACACTTGGCTCAAAGGACATTGTTCAGAAGCAGGATCCTGCTCAGCAATCTTTTGCTTTACCAACAGAGGCACTTGACGATGGTGCCGTCACAATTACACAGAATGCCTACTATGGCACATATGTTGATTTAGAAGGTTCTGTTCGTAATGAATTAGAACTCATCACTCGGTATCGTGAAATGGCCAATCATCCTGAATTGGAGATGGCCATTGATGATATTGTCAATGAAGCAATCACCCATGATGTTACAGGAAGAACTGTTGATATTATAACAGATAAGTTAAAGCAACCTGAAGCAGTCAAAAAGAAAATTCACGAAGAATTTCAAAACATTCTGAAGATGCTTAACTTTGGTAATCTTGCTGATGATTTGTTTAAGCGTTGGTATATTGATGGTCGTATTTACTATCATGTTGTGGTTGATGAAAGAGATCCAAAAGCAGGCATACAAGAGCTAAGATATATTGACCCACGCAAGATTCGTAAAGTGCGTGAAGTTAAAAAAGGCAAAGACCCAAAAACTGGCGCTGATATTATTGCTTCTATTGCTGAGTATTATGTTTACTCTGACCGAGGCACAGCCGCACAATCGTATGGTGCTTCTATCAATGCCGGTTTAAGAATTGCTGCTGATGCTGTTATTAATGTAAACTCTGGTCTAATGGATGCTAAGAACACATTTGTGATTTCTTACCTACACAAAGCCATTAAACCACTTAATCAGTTACGCATGATTGAAGATGCGGTAGTTATCTATCGTATATCACGAGCACCAGAGCGCCGTATATTTTATATTGATGTAGGCAATTTACCAAGAGGTAAAGCCGAACAATATCTAAAAGATATTATGGTCAAGTATCGTAACAAAATGGTTTACGATGCCAATACTGGTGAGTTGCGTGATGACCGCAAACACATGTCTATGCTTGAAGATTTCTGGCTGCCACGCCGTGAAGGCGGTAAAGGCACAGAAATTACCACATTACCTGCAGGCCAAAACCTTGGCGAATTAGCTGATGTGGTTTATTTCAGACAGAAACTTTTACAATCACTAAATGTACCAATTTCAAGATTAGAACCACAACAAGGTGGCATGATTGGTCTTGGTCGCACAACTGAAGTAACTCGTGACGAAGTTAAGTTTATGAAATTTATTACCAGATTGCGTAATAAATTTTCTCAGATATTTGACCATGCGTTAGAAAAGCAATTGGTTTTAAAAGGCATCTGTTCACAAAACGAATGGCGCCAGTTTAGAGAAGATATCTATTATGACTACATGAAGGATAATAACTTCACGGAGCTAAGAGATTCAGAATTACTTACATCACGAGTTCAATTGTTAGCAACTGTTGATCCATATATGGGCAGATATTTCTCTGCTAAGTGGGTTAAAAAGAATATTCTACAACAAACGGATGAAGATGTAGAAACAATGGAAAAACAAATGGCCGAAGAATCTGAACAAGGTGTTGGCCAACCACTTCAGCAACCTGGCATGGAACAAGAACAAGTAAGTGCTGATGAATACCCACCTGAAGATAATACACAAGAAAATGGTGCCTCTGAATCTATGACACCAATGTTGGATGCTGAAGTAGAAAAGTATTCAGCATTACTAAATAGGCGATAAACGGAGAATAATATGGACACACAAAATTTTATTAATCAAGTGGCTACTGGCGATGCGTCTGGTGCTAAAGAATTATTGAACGACCTTTTGGCATCTAGAGCTTTTGAAGCATTAGATACCAAAAAAATTGAATTAGCACAAGCATTGTTCAGTGGTGAAGAAAATTTGGATGTTGAAGTCCAAGATACAGCGGATACACCAGTAGAAGAAGAATGAAAAATTTACAAGATTTCAAAAACCTTGTAGAAGAAGAAAAGTCGGACTATAAACAGTTTGACATGCTTGTTCGTGCTGGTCTGGCCAATAAGGCACAGTTAGCACGAATTCATCGCATTATGGACAAGATGACAGAAGAGCGTCCACAGTTCAATAATGCTGATAGAGAAATTATGCGTAACTTGTTTAATCGCATGGCAGATTTAATTAGTAATAATAAACAAATTTTCATGCGTGCTAGGCAAGCGGTAAAAGAGGAACTAGAAGAAGGTATTTTAGATACTGCCGACATTAAAGTATCTCCTTCTGGTCGTAAAGTAAGAGCTCATCGTATTAAAGTAGGTGATGTGGCATACGGCAAAGATAAAGATATTAAAGAAAATTTTGAACTCATAGAAGCTACAAAAGATTTAGACGGAGATCCGCCTTTTGTTTTAATGTTGAAACGCAAGGCTATTCGCCTGT